TGCCAGTTGCCGGTAACTGATACCAAATAATCGAACTATATGTCTCGGATTGCGCCGAGCAGATTAGATCGATATATGCTTCGTACTTTGTTAGTCTCCAGGTGTATCCCTCTAGATACCCTTGAAACTCGGTCCCAAATACTGCCGGAAGTGCCGATGTCGTAATCGCCGTTCCGTTTTCCGCAATTATTAAAGCGTCCCGCGTAGCGTCGCTTACGTTTGGATTGTGTAAAGCGACGGTCAAAGATTCCGGGTAAACGCGGGCAAAAGCTCGGGACGCCAAAAAATCGTTAGCTTGTGTTTGTGCGTCGGCTGCGTTATGTAGTTGCGTTTCGCGGGTTCCTGATAATTGGCCGTAAAGGATGATCGATGTCTCGTTGCGGGCATACTTTTCGGCTGCGTTTTTATAGACAACGGTTACATCGTTAACGATCTCCGACCATTGGGCCGCCGTTGATAGTCCATCGGTTAAAAGGTCGTCCGCCGTTAGATTTACAACCGGAGCAGATACCCGAGAGGCGTAGTCGCCATAGTGTAGATGCCCGTTTCCTGCCTCATAGATCACTCCTCGACCTGATTGAGCTGCGTCCAATACAAGAGTTAAAGCGTTATCGGCTCCGTCTGTATAAGCTGCGAGCTCGTATTGACCCGGACGGTCGATTGTGGTCGCCAGGTTGGCCACGATGGCCTCATTAACGCCGTCATAGTCGTCCCATTGGGTCGCTACCGGTATCGCGCTCCATGTCGTCGTAGGTGCTACGTCGCTCCATTGAGTTAAAAAGGCTTCGGATAAAATGGCATAAACACGATCGCCGTCTTTTTCCTTAGGGTAACCCGAGGCTCCGGCTAGACGCTTATTAAGTTGCGCTAATGGTCCGACGCAAGTTAAGGAGTATTCGGCGATGGATCCGATGTCCCCGTATTGAGCTAAAGATAAATCAATGTCGGAGACGATGCCGGTAAAAATGGTCGCCGTTCCGGGAGTTCCCTTATCGATGGAGACGGTTACGGTATCGGCAAGGCTAATCGTTAATGGTGTGTCGGCTGGCGTCCATAAAACGATCCGAGCATATCCCGCCTGGGTTGCCTCAATAACGTCGCCTCGACCAATGTTTATCGAAATGTCTGCAATCGTATTATTGGCGTACGTCGTCGTATTGTTAAACGTGACTACCGGATTTGGGACGTAAGCGGTCACAAAACGGCCCCGGTGAAGTTAACGGCCCCAGTTCGGCGGCTTGAGGATTGGAATAATTTTTCAAGCTGGCGACGTGTACCCTCGGGATCGACTGCGCCATTGATTGTTATATTGACGCCACCCATCGCGGAATTGCGCGTAATATTGCCCGTTTGACCGGTAAATAATTCGGGTCCGTTTTCCCCAACGAGATAGGTTTGATTGGCAAAAACTGGCCCACCGGTGGCGCGCTTTTTCGGCTTTTTTTTCGCCTTTTTTGCAGGGGCTTCGGTGACGGTTGCGGTAGCTGTAATCGCTGCCGGGATCTGGAGTTGACCATCCACAAACGCAAGCCCTACGGCTGCGGCGGCTGCGATTATACCGTCGACCATCGCTTGACCTTGCGCTACTCCCGCGTCATACCATTTGGACGATGTAGCCTCGGCAAGCTTAGAGGCGGAAGTTTCAACGGCTGCGACTAACGTGTTGATCTCTGTAATGGTTGACGCGCCGCCGGCGATGATCTCGTCGGCAATTTGAGAGCCAACGTCGGCTCCGGCTGCCAAAATGTTATCGATTGACGTCCGGTTAAGTCCAAGTCCCAAAAGGGTGGTAATCTTGCCGCCAAACGATTGAGCCGCGTCGGCTTGTTTCCTAAGCGAGTCAATAAAAGATCCCTCGCCCTTATCGCTAAATGCCTTTTGAAAGTCGACGAGGTTTGTAATCGAGTCCTTGACGGATTGGGCGTAGTTTTGTTGCGCTTGTTTGGTTCGATCTAGTTCGGCTTGGACGGTTTGGAGACGGCCTGTAAAGGTTTGGAGTCGAGCGTTTTGCTCCTCTTTTGCCTTAGCTGCCAACGCATCGGCCTCGGCTTGTTTTTTGGCTTCCTCGGCGGCTTTTTTGCTGGCCTTAGATCCATCGTTCGTCGATAAGGTCAAATCGTTAGTCGCCTTTGTTTGACCCTCTCGGGCCTTTACATGGCGTTTAGCAGATAAGACGTCGGCTTCGGTTTCCTTGCGGGTATCCGTTAGAGCTTTCGCAACTGCCTCGGACTCCTCGCGGACGGCCTTTGTATTTTGATAGAGCTTGTAGAGGATGCCTACGAGTACGGCGGCGGCAACTGCGACGGCTGTAAATGGGTTACTTAGTAAAGCTGCGGTTAATAACCTGATCTCACCGGCCAAGATCTTGGTTACAACGCTTTGGACGCCCATCGCTGCGGTGTAAAGGATTGCCGCGACGCGGGAGTTTTTGTAAGTAAGCTCGGCCAACGCTTGAGCGGCTGCCGCGCTTCCGGTAGCTGCGGCAAGTGTTAGGTATCCGAGGCGTAAAGCTGCGGCCACTACTGTAAAGGCTTGGACGCTAATGGTCGCAACCTTAAAGGCTAGGTTAAGCCCAATTACGGCGGCGGCTGTAACACCTACGGCGATGCCTAGATTTTTGACTAGGGTTGCATTTTTGCCCGCCCAATCGGCCACGTTGACGAATACGGCTAAGAGATCTTTGTAGGCCGGGAGTAATCCCTCGCCAATAGCTGCCCGAGAGTTTTCGATTTCGGCAGATAAGATCCTTTGTTGATTGGCTGCCCCGTCGGCTGTACGAGCAAAATCGCCTTGTTGTAAAGTAGTCTGCTCCAAGATTAGAGCGTTACGAGCTAGGACCTTATCTTGATCGGTGAGCTCTTTAGCGGTAGCCGCCAAGCCCATTTCCATCGCTTTCGCCTGGACGGCGTTTTCCGATAGCAAAACTCCAAATCGGCGCAACGGTTCGGACTCGCCACGCAAGCCGGCGGCCAATGCTGTAATAGCTTCATCGGTAGAGGTGTTATTGAAAGAGGCTAGATCGGCGGCTAATTCGGTTAAATCGGTGCTAAATGTCCCTAGTTCCGCGCCTGTAAGTCCGGCAGACTGGCCTAAGATTGCAAAATTGCCGGCGGCTTCAAGAGCTGCGGTTTGGGATAAGCCGAGAGCTTGGTCGGCGGTTGCTGCCCATCCTTGAATTGCTTTTGCGCTACTGCCAAAAATTACGTTTGACTTGGAGATCGACTCGTTTAGATCCGAGGCCGATTGGACTACTTTGTAACCTGCGGCGGCTACACCGGCAAAAACGATCGTCGCTTGTCGGCTTAATTGCTCTAACTGCCCGCCAAACTTTTGAAGCTTTTTTTGAGCGTCGCTTAATCCCTTACCCAGTCCGCTCGTATCGGCTTGAAGTAAGATCGTTAACGGACGGCCTATTCCTTTGGTTGCCATTAGTAATCCTTACCTCGGTTCCAATCGTTTACAAGCTTTTCGGCTACCTTTGTCCACTCGTTAAAGGCTGGCTCGTAGTATGACGCCTCGGCTGTATCGGTCCAACCTGGACGGATGCCCTCGGCCCAAAATTGAGTTTTGCCAGATCGTGCGGTGTATTGCCCCTTAATAGTTCCAAAACGGATCATATTGGTCGTCGCTCCGCCTGAATAGACGCCGTTTCCGGTGCGGTTTGGGTTGCCCCGGGAGCTGTAACGAGCGGAATTACCAATCCTTACGGATGGGATGCGATCTTGTTTTGTACGAATAGAGGCGTTTAACTTGCGAGCGTAGCCGGGAGCGTGTGAGCTAATAGCCGAGCGAAATGCCGGGACCATTATTTCCTCGGCGATATATTCAGACTCGCGTCTCATGTCGCGATTGGCGGCTTTTTCAAAACTGCCAAGAGAGTCCAAAAGGTCGCGGATCTCGCGGTCGTCGATAAAAATGCTATCGTCCACGATCTCAACTCCTTTTATACATCTCGTTCCGTACCTCTAAAATGGTCCCTAGCATTTCCCAATCCAGATCCTCTAGTTCCATCCGGATCGTTCCGTCTACGGCTAGAGCGGCGATGGTTCGTCCGAGGCTGCCGCTTGGGTGGGGTTTGGCTCGTCGATACCTACCAATTCGATCGATTCTAGCTCATTGACCCAAGCTTCAAACTTGTCCGATGTCTGCCCGGTGCGGTTTAATACGCTCCAAGCCATCGCCATAAGATCCTCAAAACCGAGGTTTACTTTGATTTGATCCTCGCCGTCTACTCGACGGACCTCATACAAGTCGGTCATTTTGGATTTAGTAATCCGTTCCCACTTCATAAGGTCCGCCGGTAGCGTGACGACGTTCATTTCGCCATTTTTTTGGTGATTTAGTTTTATGTTGATTTTCATTGTTTGGTCCCGATCCTCTTAGTTAGGCTAGTGCTACGCTGCCGTCAACAACTACAAACGAAATCGATGTAGTTAGAGCGTCGGTAGCTGCGCCGCCGGCGGTTGGCTGTAAAGCGAATACGTCTCCAGTAAAAATTGAGCCATTTGCATCGAAGCTAAATCCGACCGGAGTATCTTGACCGGATCCGGCTGCGTTGAATAGAGCTTCACAAACCGAGGCCGGTGAAGTGGAGCCCCAATCCTGGTATAACTCTACGTCTAGGGTTGCTGTGTAGTCGATAGTTTTGTATGCGCGACCTGCAAGTGTTTCCAAAACCTGTTGGTTTGGAACTACTGTCAAGGTTACGGATGCTGCGACGTCATTATATACGACGCTATCTATGGTCAGAGACAAATCCCTGCCGGTTGTGTACTCTAATGCCATTTAGGGCTCCTTATATAGTGACATCTATACGGATGTCAGTTGTCAACAAGTCAGTCGGTCCGACCTGCGAGATTTTGGGTTGCGTAAAATCGCCTATGCCTATGCCGTTGGGCAAGTTGGCTAAGACGGTTTCAATCATAGTTTCAAGATTAACAAGTGCGGCCTGATTATCGTTAGCTGCCACGCATAAAGTGACGTCAAAGTTTCCACCTAAACGCGGTGAGCTGCCGATCGATTTGATTTCAATGTATGGGGATCCTGGCACAAGCACGATACAAGGGGTCGTCATGTTTTCCGCCGGGTAGGCGTAAACGATGTATCCGGTTGCCTCTAATGCCGTTTTGATTGCGGTCCGGGCGTCTGTAATGTCTCCCATTACCCGACCATGCTACTAGGGTCACGATACCCCGAAATGAGGCCAGAGACGCGCGTAACGAGGCTACGGCCCATTCGGTACGGAGTACCCGGGGCGAATGTTGCGTCTTGTGCGATGCCCTGCGCGCTCTGGCGAGCGTTCCACAAGTCGACGGCGATCATAAGAGCGGCCTCGCGGATCTGCGGGATATCGTCGTAATAAGTCTCTTGGCCTTGAAGTATGCAATTACCGTCGGGCTTGTTGACTCTGTAAGTCACGTCGGCATGGGTGATCGTGGCCTGAAATTGATTTGTGAAAACTCTTGTGATCGTGTGGGTTCCGTCAAACGGCGCGCCTACGCGATCGATGGTCACTTGTTGGCCGACGCTGTATTCGTGAGCTGTACGGGTCCAAAAGCGGGCCAAGTTGCTTGTAATCTCTACGCCAACGATTGAGGCGTTATGAAAGTTTAGGAAAGATTTTAAGACTAGCTCGGCGGAATCCATGACGCCCTCGAGGGTTGCGTCCGGGTAAATGTCGCCCACGCCGAGGACTGCTTTGAAATCCTCTAGATCAATGAGTGACATTTTTATTCCTTTCGAGTAGGGGTGTGATGGGGGCCGATCAGGACCAAACGGCCCCCATCACTAGGGGCGACTAGCTAACTGTAATTGCTCGCATAGCTGTCGGGTACTTGTTGGCAAGTGCGACGAAACCGTAGACGGCAATTTCGACCGTCATGGTGTCGATTACGTTTACGCGAACCTGGGCGGTTCCGCTTTCGTAAAACGCCGCGTAAGCACTTGGGTAAGCAAGGATATTGGTAGATCCGATGTTGTAATCGGTTACAAGATCCAAGCCCATGACGTTGCCGCGACTAAATACATTAGTACCGGCTGCGTTAGTTGTTGGGCCTACTGCGTTGAATAGCGGACGACCTGCATCATCTACGTCGGCAAGGATTGACGCGTACTGCGATGATCCAACCAATAGACGGTTAGGGTTGAAACGCATAACCGACGCGGAATCTGCAATAGCGTCCGCGATAGCTGCAACGTAACCGGTTCCGCCGGATGCGCCGCAACCTACTACGCCCTCGGTGAAAGCGTAAAGATCGGTTTGCTGTGCGTAGCTGGCCGCAAGGTTGCGTAGGACTTCATCCAGGTAAGACGGATCAGATCGTTCCAAAAGTTCGATCGATACGCGGTTTTGGCCGGCGAACTTAACAACGTCAACAACTAAATCGTCTACTTGCATCGCTGTATCGGATGGAGTACCTAATTCAGGTGTCTCTGCGGTCGTAGGGGCCACAATTCGGCGCGGTATGCGAAATGACATACCTGCGCCTGGGAGTGGACGTCTTTCGATCGAGTCAACGAATGGACGTGAGTTATCGATTACTCCGATAACTTCGCGCATAAATGGGACCGGGATTAGTCCGGCGTTGTTGTCTGTTGTTGCTTCACCGGCTGCGGTTACGAAATCGATCGCTTCGCGGTTGCCGCGCTGTGCGGATAGCATTTTCATAGCGTACTCGCCGGCGGTTAGCTGCGGAAGTGCACGCGGTTGGGTAAAGATTGGGGAACCGTATGTCGAGGCTTCGATCTTTGATGCCTCAACTTCGGCAACTTCCTCGATTACCTCGATTGGTTGTTCAGTCATTTCGATCTCCTCGATCGTTTCGGTTTCATCGTCGGCGGATGCCGCGACTTGTGTTACTCTGGCGTCCGCAAAAGCCGGACTCGTTACCAAAGAGACTTCGACGAGCTCGGCAGACTGGACGATAATGTTTCCGTCCTTGACTGTGTGCTCGATAATGTTGGCCCCGACGGAAATGCCGTCGCGTAGGCCGTCGGCGGCTTCGACTAATACATCGGATCCGGCGGTAGTTGCGCTTATTTTCATCTCGCCCATAATGCCGGACGGGTTCGCGGTGTGACTAACTAATTTACCGACGGGACGACGGCCGTCATGCTCTAAAAGCACTTTGACATTTTCGCCAATGTGTAGGGAACCGGCTTCAAAGATAACCGGACCCAAGCTAGTCGAGCCAACTGCTCCAAACGGTACGATCTGGCCAAAAATGGTCCGAGTCTTAGCGTCGGCGGCTGTAATTGAGGTACTAAAGTCTAGTCTCATGCGATTGGGGTTACTTCCGTTTGGGACGGCGGCGTAGTGCCGTTGTCGGTTGCTTGTTCGGATCCGGCTGGCGAGATGTCAATAAACTCTCGAGCCTCGTCGCGTGTAATGATGCCGGAGTCGTAAAGTTTAATAGACATCTCAACACGTTCGGCGGCGTTGCCTCTAAGGAAATCATCCAGATCGAAGCGGACGACCTGATTTCGAGGCGTTACATCGTCCATCGAGAGACGATCCTCGATGATGGTTAAGTAGTTGCGAAGTCCGAAGTCGACGAGTGCGCGCCTCTCGGAATTGACGTTGCTATATGTCGCGCTGGCATTTTCGGCGTTTAGATACCAAGCCGGGATACCCATAAGTCGAGCGATCTCGCTGGATAGATGCTGGCGAGCTTCGACGAGCTGCATTTGAGCCGAGTCCATGCCAACGACTTCAAGTTTGATCGGTCCCTCGATGTAAGCGGTTGACCGTTCGCGACGAGCTCGGCGGAATGTGTCCATTACTGCCGACACCTGATCGGATGGTAGGTTCATGCCCTCATTGAGTAGGACCATTTGAGGGACCGGCTCGGATGCCATGTTAAAGGCCGCTTGCTCGAGAGCGATTGCGCTGGAAATAGTCATCCCGCCGCGAGCTAACACGCCCTCATCGATCGCGTTAAAGACTATTAAGGAGCTTAAGCCCGACGACGGGACGTTTTTAGAGTCGACCTGGTAGCCCGTAATCAAAGTACCGGACGAGTCGATAGTAGCTTGTACGCGGCGGGGATCAATTCGGCGAGCTCTAAACGGACGACCATCCTCGGGCGAAACGTCTAAGACTTGCAGGTATCCGCGACCGTAAAAGATCAAGTCATCGACGAGCCAGGTGATCGTATTCACGCGCGGAAGAGCTGGATCAGGCTGGACGATTAAGGTCCGGTTGTTAATGTGTGCGCCGGTGATCTTGTTATAAGACTCCATCGGAATAGTACCGATAGAGCCGGCAAGGATGTTGCGGCTTCGAGCGATAGCCGGAACGGTCATAGCTTGCTCGCGGGTTACATAACGCAGATTAGGCAACTGGCCCGGGAATGAAAACAAGTTTTCGAGCTCGCGGGTAAAACCTGCGGACGAGGATGTTACTGACATCTCTTGCGCCATTGGTTCCGGATTGGTCAAACGTAGAGCGTTAAATAATCCCACAAGGATATTGCAACAAGTAAATCGCTAGATTGCAACTAATGGGACGATGTGTTGCGAGTCGTTACAACAAAATACCGGTAGGGCCAAGATCCCACCGGTATCGATTTTATATTAGCCGACATGGGTGACGATTTGAGTCCGGGGGACTTCGGCGTGTCCGACTGCTAGGACTAGAGCTACGGCGGCCGAGATTGGACTCTGACTAGCTCGGCGAGCGATACGCCAACCACCATCGGAAGCTGGACGCCTAGCACACGCGATCAAGTGATCCCGGAGCTCTGATTGGCCGGCATGGATCAAACGTTGGGAGTTCATGGCCGAGGCGGTGACGTCGCATAGTGTGGCAAAATAAGCCGAGCCCCAGGAATTGTCTTGCATACGGATCCCGGCTCGTTGCAAGTGTGGCGCAACAAATCCAGCCGTCGCGGGATCGTAGGCAATTTGTCTAACTTTGTATTGTCTGGCCAATACTGCAATTTCCGAGGCCAACTCTCGCTCGCCGATTGCGTTGTCTTTTATCCAACGATGTAAAAAGATGCGTAGGCCGTCGGGAGCCTCTTGGGCAGATACTAAATAAGCTTCGGTCCGGTTAAAGGTTAGATCTAAGCCCATCCAAGTCGGCAACGTCGGATCCATTACAAGATTTAGGTCCAGTCCCAAATCGAAAGCCTCTAAATTAAATGGCGACTCAAGTGCCGCTCTCCAGCGACATAAACTCTCCGTCTCAAATACGTCGGCGGTATTGCGGTTAAAGGAATCCTCTAAATCCTGCTCATTGATTAGATGCCCGAGTGATGGGTTAGCTTGTCGCCAACCCTTGCGGTCGGAGATCTTTAGTTCGGGAGCTGCGCTCCATTCCCAATACCCAAAACGCTCGGAGTTAGCAGACATCGCGGAATCTCTCAAAGTGTTTAGGACCACCGAGGTATCGTCTCCCGCGTTAGAGCTGGTCCATAGTTGGGAGTTTTTGCGAGCTCTTAAAGTAGGCTCGGCGGCGGCCCAAGTCGAGGGGCTAATCTCTCTTAGCTCATCGATGTAAAGGAGATCGAGAG